AGACTTAATGGCTACATCTGAATTATTAGAAGGTGTTGATAATCCTGTAATAGAACCTCCTGAGATGCTTACTGAAGCAGAGTTTTGAGTTGATATATTACCAAGACCTAAGTTTGATCTAGCAGTAGAAGCTGTATCTAAATCAGATAAGTTATTAGAAGCAGTTAGTTTACCATCTAGTTGTGTTTGAGCATTAGAAGATAGAGTATTGATATATTGAAATTCTGCGTTAGTAACTGATCCATCAGCAATCTTTGTAGCATCAATCCCTGTACCTAGTTGTGAGTTAGAGACAGTTCCTGTTAAAGCACTAGCTGGATAACTTGTTGCATCTTGTAAATCAAAAGCTGGGGTTGCGTCAGTACCACCAAGAGCTAGAGATACCCCACCATAACTTACAGTAGAGTTAGTGAGGCTAGAGTTTGCTATGTTTGATAAAGTGTTAGATGAACCACTAATAGTTTTATTAGTAAGTGTTTCTGTTCCAGCCTTTGTCGCTACAGTGGAGTCTATAGCAAAAGTAACATTATTGCCTGACGCTGTGCTATCGATACCTGTACCGCCTAGTAAACCTAAAGTTTCACTATCTAGGTCTATCGCTATAGTAGAAGAACCATCACTAATATCTAAGTCAGATAATCCTACTTGTTGATCTACATAAGCCTTAATTGATTGTTGAGAAGCAACAGCAGTCGCACTGTCTGATGACATATCATCTTCATCTTTAAATGCAGTACCACTGATAGCTGTGTTAATAACAGGGCTAGTAAGTGTTTTGTTTGTAAGAGATTCAGATCCAGCTAATGTGGCAAAGTCATTATCAGATAATGCTGTATTAAATTGGGCAGTTGTTCCTGTAAGGGTGTTACTACCTAGATTGATAGACTTATTTGATAGGGTGACTGTACCTGAAGTGACAAATGCTTTTGTGGATTGTTGTGAAGGAGGAAGAATAGCACTATCACTCGCCATGTTATCTTCATCGACAACAGGATTAGCTGGATTTGTAAAAACCGAACCGACATAAACTGCAACTGTGGTATCACCTGAGTTAAGAGAACCACTATCAAAAGTAAAGGTTAGGGTTGTGTTCGGAGAGGAAAAAGAACTTGTTGCGATCTTACCAAAGATTGTACCGGTAGCACTACCAATAACTTTAACTCTACGACCTACATGATGTGTTGATGTAATATCTGAAGCTATTGTAACTGAACTAGCAGAGGCCCTGGTAAATGTAGTTGTGCCATCACCATCACCTAATAAGAACCACTCCTTTTCATTCCAAACTGATCGAACATCTTTGAGTTGTTCTCTAATGGCATTGTTTACATCAGAGGGTGACATACCCTCAGAGATATTAACTCCATTAATTGCTGTGTTGCTACTTGCTGTTGTGCTATATGAACTTACTGTCATTGTAATAATCCTCTATTCTGTAATGCTGATCTGTTTTCATCTATTGGTCTGTCTAATAAACCAACAGCTCTTGAACTTCTAAATATATTAGATGGTTTTAATGCTGATCTAACTGGTGATGGTAATTTACTCATTGCGTTACTTGCTGCTGCAAAAGGTCTTGAGGCCACACCTGAATAATAAGCAGCTTCACCCATTAATCTAGGTGATCCAGCAATTAAACCAGGAACTATAGATAAAGGATTTATACCACCACTAGCTAACATAGCACCTCCAGCTAAAGATGCTGATGGAATTAAACTTTGTAATCCTCTTGGTGTTAAAGTATTTAATGATTGACCAGCTAGTTTTGCCATCAAATTACCATCTGCTGTATCAAGAAGTTTTAATGCTTCTAACCTATTACCAAAGTTAGTATTTACATTATTTCTCATAATAGATTGAAGTTTTCTTAATGTAGTTCCAACATTAGCTCTTTTATTAAGAGACAACTCATCCATTAACTGTTTTTCTAATTTAATTGCTTCTTCATAAGCATTCATTACTTTTGCGTAATCTGGTGACTCTTTGACAATAATATTTTTAATTTCGTTTCTTATATCTGAAACGAGCCTTCCTTCATCACCAACTTTTAATCCTTGTGGATATTCAGCATCGATTCTTCTTTTTAAGGCATCAAGTCCTTCTAAACTATGATTTCTTGGATCTAATCTCCATTCTTCAATAATTTTATTTAATTGTTTTAATTTAGTTTGTGCCTTATTAGATAACTCAAATTGACCTAAAGTTTTTTTAAGAACAACATTATCTGCAACTTTAGATACTATTTCTGGATTTACTTTTTTTGAACCTAAATTTAGTTCACTTTTACCTTTTACATAAGTTTTTGAAGTTTCTGCTTTTTTTGTTTTTAACGACTCTAAGGTGTCCTCTACAACTTTGCCTACACTTTCTTTTCCTGTAATATTATTCCTAAAATCTTCAGCAACTTTTCCACCTTTTTGACCTGATCTGAAAGCAGTTGATATAGCTGTTTCTCCAGCACCAGTTGTCATACCTAATATTTTAGAGGGTGCTTTACTTGCTAAATTTACACCACTACCAACAAGTTTTGTAGCACCAACTATAGGATCTATTTTACTAGCTTTATTTAAAATATTTGCAGTAGCACTTGCTTTAGGTGCTAAAGCAGCTCCACCAGTAAATATAATAGAAACATCTGATAACATTCCTACAGGATCAGTAGCAAAGGTTTTTTTAATATTTTCTAAACCACCATAACGATCTTTAAAAAACTTTCCAACTTCTCTTGCAAGTTGTTCATTTCCTTGTTCACCAGGTCGTACAAGATTTATAACACTTGATCCTAATGATTTTAAATCTTTAGCAGTTTGGACAGGACTCAACAAAGGTGTAATAATATCTTTACCTAATTGTAAGGCACTTTCATCTAAATTGCCTAATGCTTGAAAAAAGGCATTTGTATTCGGATCGTATTCTTTGATAAAACCTCTTTTAGTATTTTTAGGTAATTTAAAATCATTTAAACTAGCTTTGTTATTATCTTTTAGAGTTGGTTTTTTAAAATCAGATAGTGTAGCCATTATTGTGTAATTCCTAATGCTTCTAAATTGTCATATATAAATAGTTTTTCTTCGTTACTTATATCGCTTTCATATATTTCTAATATTCGATCACTATCTAGGCCTTCATAATCACTAACATCAAATAAACTTTGTTGAAGTGATGATTTATTTTCTTTGTATTTACTTCCTGTTAAAAGTTCAGGGCCTTCCCATCCTTGTAAAGTTCCTTTTTCTTGAAGGTAATTATACATTTCAGATTTAGTATCAAGACCTCTAACTGTTTCTTCTCTTAGTCTCTCAAGTCTTTTAATATTTACTTCTTCACTTAAATATTTATTAAATGTGGCTGCTACTAATCTTTCACCCTCTCTCTCAGTAAACTGTGCTCCAAGTGTAGCTCTTAATGATTGATAAATAATTGATCTTATGTCATCTTCAACACCTATAGACTCTGGATTAGTAAATAGTTTTAATGCAAAAGGAGTTCCACCCTCAACAGGGCCAGTAACCTCTTGTGTTTTCATAATTGCTATAACATCATCAATTTTATCTATATTTGCTAATTGTTGTGGAAGTTCCTCAATTACAAATTTTGATAATGATGTTCCAGCAGATTTATCAAATGCTAATTGTCCAGGTGAAACAACATTATCAGTGCCTTGTTCTGCTGATTTTACTGCACCAGCTATCATTGCTGCTAGTTCTGGATTATTTTTATCAATCTTATCCCAAGTTTCTTTATCTTTTTCTGATAAATTTTTATAAAAATTAAAATCTTTTATATTTGCAGTTTCACCTTTACCTTCAGCTAAATTTTTTTGCATTGCTAATGCGTTTGCTATTACATCTTGTGTTTTTAAATATTCAAATTTTTCTTTTTCAAATTCTTGTTCTCTAGTTGTTTTATCAAATTCATTTAATGACTTCATTCCAGAAGCTAGAGCCTCACCAAAAGACACTGGTACAGTTGAGTAACCACTTTTATCAAGTAATCCTTGACCAAATGCTCCACCTCTGCCACTTGAAGCAAAATCTAATAAGTTTTGACCTAATTGATTAGGTGGTACATTAGGTTTTTTTTGTGATGTTTTAAAAGCTGGTTTTGCATAAACTGTATTTCCTCCAGGTGCGTTTGGTTTCATTGAAGATAATGCTGAATATTGACCTCCAGGATTATTAGCTCCCATTGACATGCCACCAGGATTAGCTGCCCCCATTGACATACCACCAGGATTTGCACCCATTACATTTAATGCTGAATATTTACCACCAGGGTTAGCTGCCCCCATTGACATACCACCAACATTCATAGCTGAGTATGATTTGGGAGTTGTATTTGTAGAGTAAGGCGATGATCTTAAAGGTACTGTAGGAGTTCCATAATTACTAGGAAGTAAACCTCTATTTTTTAAAGCTAATGCTACCATTAAAAGAACCCTCCAAGTAATCCACCACCAATAGCTCCCATACCAGCACCAACTCCAGGTATCATTCCACCAATTTTAGCTCCTGTCATTGCACCACCAAGTAATCCAGCACCTGTATTTCTAAAGACAGGTTGTGTTGATACAGTGGTTGAAGGCACAGCAGCACCTAATGATCCAAGATAATAGTTTAACTTTTGATAGGGTTGTGTTTGATCGTAATCATATCGAGCAATAGCATCTTGTAGTTTTGCCATCTCTAGGCTTTCTCGTTCTTGTCCTACTTGTTGCAATCTTGCAATATCATTGTAATCCATTTCACCAAGTTGAGGTGCTATTTGGGTTGCAGCTACTTGATTATCTCTTTCACGATTATATTGATCGCTATAAACTTTATTAGCAAGTTCACCTAATCCTCTTGTGAGAATTTCTTGGTTAGCACCTGATCCTAGACGACCAGCTTTACTAAACTGTGACTGTACTTGTGAGGTTACATCACCAGCCATTTGATTAAACAAGGCTTGTGAGTAAGGATTGGTATTTGGTGATAAATAATCACCTTGTAAAATTTTATTTATTTCTGTTTGTGATGATCCTAATAAGGGATTACCCTGGGTAGCTCTTGCACTTGCTAATTGTAAAGCAGTATCTGTTTCTGGTGCAAAATCAACATAAGTGTTGTTAGGGAAAAATGTTGGCATATTAGGATTTTCATAGATATCCTGTGCAGCATTTATCGCTTGAGAGTAATAGGGTTTAATAAACTCTGATGGTTCACTTGATGTTGTTGTAGTTACATTTTGTGGGTTTGATCCTTTTGACATTTTTATATTTCCTTATTTAGTAAGTATGCTTTAACTCTAAATCCTTTCAATTTTCTTACCCAACCTTTACGCCCAGCGACTTCAAGGTGAGTACAATTTTCTTTCTTTGCAAATTTTTCTATAACTATTTGTATTTTTTCTAACCAATTATTAAGGTTAGTTCCTCCAGCTAGAAAATATCGTAATATTTTCGAGTTGGGGTATTGTGCTAATTCAGTGACAACAGCACTTTCGACTGTGTTGTTATTCCAACTAATAAATAGTTGCATTCGATCATTAGCGAGGCCATACAATATATCTTCAATATTATAAGTTTCGTCTAATGCCTTCTCTAATAATGGAGCTACTTGACTCCATATAAATTCAACATCTTCACTAGGTACTCTAGTAACAACATTAGCCAATAATGCAGTATGATAGGTGTTGATCTGTGTTTCCTGAACTTGCATGAGTTAGTGTGGCACTTCCGTCTGCTCTCGCTGAAACATGAAGTCCATTAAGAGCTGTTCTTGCATTTGCAGTTGTAGGCATAAACAAAATAACTGAGTTGCCACTTATTCTTGCATCTGTAAGAGTTGTTGATGTTGCACTAGCAGTTAGTGTAATAGTGCCGGTGCTGTTAAGTTTACCATTGATCGTATTATTCAATGATGTCGAAACTAATCGTAAGTGTTGTCCTGTATCTGGTATTGATAAAGGAACTTGAGGAAACTGATTATCTGCCACCTTCAGGTCTCGCTTCTATATCTACACCTGACATGGTGTTAAAGTTACCTGTCACATTCACCCTAATGCGATGATATCGAGATGTACTCCGTAAAGGACAAGTGCCAGTATCATTAGTGCTAACAGCACTGCCAGTTGTTGTGGTGTCAAGTTGTGATTGCCTCGTAATAGGTGTTATAGTTACAGATGTGTTTGTTGTTCCATCAACAATCGGTCTGCAATTAATTAGTGTTGATCTTTTACCTTCTGCTCCTTCAAACTCTGTCGTATCAACTGTAGCTGATAGACTATTTGCAATAAACTTTCCAAACTTATTATCAGAGTTAAAACCAGCTAGACCGACAACACCTTCTCTATAAAAGTAAGAGTCAAGGGATCGTGGTAAGTTATCTAAATCACCTAACACATCTAAACTTTCTAAAGTGTTAAATGCTTCTTGTGATGCACTAGCAATAAACTCTAAATCTTGGCCACTACCTGTACTCCATTTATTGACAGCATAGTTGTAAATTAATAATTTATTATTCGTAGTTCCAGTTGCTCCTGATCCACGATACGACCATACAACAATACTATTGTTTGGATCGACAGCAGATGTAATACCATCAAGATTAGAAGATAAATCATCAAAGAAGAAGTTATCGACTTTACCATTACCTATTGGTTCTAATTGTTGAGCACCTGTTAGTTTATAAAAACCATCTTGTGCTAAGAAAAATATTTGGTTTCCATAAGAAGCTACTGACTTTGGTGCAAATGCTCCAATGTTATCTGCAATCTTATCAAACTGAAAGATCAGAGGCACACCTACATAAGACATTCTGTAGATCGCCTTTTCCATAAAGATCACACCAGCAGATTCACCACCTACGATGGCTTGTATATTTCCATGACTACCAACTATGTCTTGAAATCCAGACTGTGTTGCTTGGCTCGGAGTCCATGTAGAACTATCATTAATACCTGACCATTTAACTCGTTGGTTATAGGTTGTAGAACTTTCTGTAGTATATCCAGATACTACAAAGTCTCTAATCACTGCGATGTATTTAGCTTTTAATGATACAAGATCACTAAAGGCACTATCTACACCTTCTTCAAACTTTTGTATATTATCTGCAAAGTTAGTAGCAATAATGTTTGAGCCAAACTGTGTAAAGGCCCAGAAGTCTCTAGCATTCTCTGTCGTAGAGTTATTGTAGCCACCAGCTTTGCTTTTATCTTGAAAGACTAGCGATGAGTCCATCTGATATAATTTAGTAGCATCACCAGCATAGTTCGTAGAACCACTAGCACTAAAACTTGTAAATAAACCTAATGCACTTCCTGTTAATCCAGTACCACTCAGGGCCTGAAAACCAGCTAGGCTTTTATAACCTTTAGCTAGAGGTAAGACATTATCTACAACCAACGCACCTGAGTTTTGGTATGTTGGAAGATCGGCTTGTAAATCACCAAACTCAATCATCTAGGCCACCTGTGGAGTTGACATCTGTAAAGGTGAAGATGTGGTTGAACCTCTTGATGATGTTTCGTTAGCATTCTTGAGGGCCTCTTTATAAAGATTACCCCAAGTGTTAATTCTTTCGTCTTGCATAATAAAGGGTGCTGACTCTGCTAATGCACCATATAAATATAATTCAGGATAGTTTGTTAGAATTGTATTGGTTGTGTTGTCATCTGATAATGCAGATAAACTTTTATAATAATTTATTTGTAAGGTTGTAGCTGAGTCTGGTGCTACACCTAAAAGAATATTTGTACCGAGAATAGTAAAATATGTAGGTTTGCCTCTACTTTGACTGACATTATACTTGTTGTAAAAATCACTGTTGTTTATAAACCTTAATGTGCAATAAGGATCGCTTTGATAAATGACTGTTGTTGCTTCAAGATAACCTGTCGGTAGTGCATAACTTTGAGTACCAGCAACAGTTGTTATTGATGTATCAGTGTTTATCATTTCTCTTACTCGTAGCTCTCTATTTAATCTAGCCTCTGTTAAAGTAATAAAATCAGCTAAGTTTGCAGTGAGATCACTTCTATTAAGGTAGTTTGCAATAGTAGTCTTGAGATTGGAGTATGTGTCTAATGCCATTATAAGTTACCTGTATATATTCTAAAATGTCTGTTATCAGAGTCGTTTAACCAACGAAAAAATCTAGACTTATCTAAGACTTTACCATTGTAAT